TTGATAGCGAATTACTGCAATGGTGGTCTGATCACGCTTATGAAAATGGTTATGGGCAGGAAGAGTTTCAAAAAGGCATAGAAATGTATATGTCTGCTATTGGAGGAAATACCCCCGATCTTGAGGCTGAGACCGTAAAACTAGGCGATAATGCTTCAGATAGAATTAACTCTGCAAATATGTTTGCAAATAAATTCTTTCCTCAAGAGGCATTGCCAGCGATTGAACGCATGTGTGAATCACATGAGGGAATTATTGCGTTAGAGCATATAATGGAAGCAATGAAAGATGGGTCTTTCTCTGGTGAAACTCAACCTTCTGCTGGTATTGATCGCCAAACATTAGATGAAATGATGCGCGATGATCGCTATCACAACCCAGCCAAACGCGATGCAAACTTTATACAGCAAGTGACCGATGGATTTAAAACTCTTTATGGCTGATGTAATTCTTAATTCTCATGGGTTGGATTTGGTTAAACTAAAACCATCCCATATCTTTCCTTTCTTAGAAAACCTAAGCAATGAAAACAAAAGAGAGTTTGAAGAGTTATATGAGTCCGATCCTTTGGAGTGTTTGCTTGATTGCCTCAAGGATGAAATGGCCTACACAATAGTTAGGGGCGATACGCCCTTAGCAATTACTGGTATAACTGAAGATGCCCAAATGTGGGCGTTGTTTTCTAAGTATATGAAGCAAAACTGGATTAGATTTGCTAGAGCCTCGCCCGATCTAATAGGATTTTACCACTTATATCACGATCAAATAAGCTGTGATGTGTGGACTGAGAGCGATATGATAGTTCAATGGCTTGCATATTTAGAGTTTGAGCCAATCTTTTTAAGTAAAGAGAGCAACATACTGCATTTTGTGCGTTGCAAGTCAGGCGAGAATAATACTAACAGTCTCGTGTCACGGCCTGTCATGCACTGAGTAGCCCATTTGGATACCTACGTTGAAGTAAACAGACGGATACCCGTTAGCGTTTAACTTTAATTAAGGACTCTTGAAATGGCGAATACAATCGACACAGCCTTTATCAAGCAGTTTGAATCTGAAGTTCATTTGGCGTATCAGCGTATGGGTTCCAAACTACGGAATACTGTTCGCACTTCGAATGTCTCAGCTTCGGTTGCTCGATTCCAAAAAATTGGCGCTGGCTCTGCCACTACTAAATCACGCAATGGTTCCGTTACTCCTATGGAGTTGGCGCACACCAATGTTGAAGCTACAATGGCTGACTACTATGCCGCTGAGTATATCGACAAACTGGACGAACTAAAGACCAACATCAATGAGCGTCAAGCTGTAGCTAAGTCTGCTGCCGCCGCGCTTGGCCGCAAGACAGATGAAATTCTGGTTGCAGCAATGGATGCTGGTGCAAGTTCAACTCAGATTAATGATACCTCTGGTGCGCTTGTAAAGGCTGATATGCTTACATTGTTTGAAACAATGGGTATTGCCAACATTCCAGAAGACGGTGATCGTTACATCGCAATGAATCCAAAAGGATTTGCTGACTTATTCTTAATTGATGAGTTTGCATCTTCCGATTACGTTGGTTCTCAGAACCTTCCTTTCGCTGGTGGAATGACCATGAAAGAGTTTCTTGGATTCAAGATTTTCTCAACCTCTGCGGTAGCTGGTGGCAAAAACTTTGCTTATCATACATCTTCGCTTGGGCTTGGTATTAACGCTGACGTTACTACTGAGGTCAACTATGTGGCTGAAAAAGTCTCTCACCTGTGTACTTCCATGATGTCTATGGGGGCTGTAGTTATTCAGTCCGAAGGCATTTATGAAGTCCTCGACAACAACTAAGGAGACTGATTAATGGCTTATGCAGCAGCAGGATTGCATCGAATCGGAGGTGCCAGTGGTGCCGCCCTTTGGATGTACCGAACAGCAGACGCAATTGCGACTATCAACAGCGCGGGTTATTTTAATGATGCCGCAAATATGTTGAACATTCGTGATCTTATTATTGTGCAGGATACAAATGTTCCAACTACAAACTTTGTAACTGTGCTGACTAATACTGGTTCAGTAGTGGATGTGTCTGATGGCACAGCCGTTGTTGAAACAGACAGCGATTAAAGGAATGGGGGGCTTCGGCCCCCCACTTACTGAATGGTAGAGATAGCCAATACACCAATCAAGATTTGCTCAAGGGCGTCCTTGTTAATTGGTGGTAATCCGATTTCGTCTTTTACTGACGGTTCATCTGAATCTATTGTTGCGGGGGCAATGTATGAAGACATGGCAAGAGCGGCTTTAACTAATTGTCGCTGGCGTTTTTCTACATCTCAAGAGCAATTAAATAGATTAAGCGAAGCGCCTACTGGTAGATTTGACGCTGCTTATCAATTACCTTCTGGGCTTTTGCTTTTAAATGCCGTTACGGTAAATGACTTTAACATTAGCTATGACACTTACGGAAGCAAAGTTTACTGTGACGCTTCTGAGAATGAAGTTCTTATAGCTGATTATGTGTTTAGGGCAGAGGAAAATACTTGGCCTCCTTATTTTGTTGTAGCCGTTGAATATATAATGGCTGGTGTCTTAGCTATATCTGTAGCTAGGGATGCAGCAATGGCTAAGATGATGGAAGAAAAAGCTGCCATGCAAATGATGCAAGCAAGACGCCTACACTCTCAGCAACAAACGACTAAGAAGTTGAACACATCTAGGTTCATTGCCCAAAGGCGTAGTTAATGCAGAAATTTAGAGTTCCAATAAACAGCTTTCAGTTTGGAGAAGTTAGCGAGTCTACAAAATCAAGAATTGATAGCCCAATATATGCTGCATCTGCTCAAAGGCTAGAGAATCTAGTTGTTCGTGCAGAAGGGGGCGCGTCTAAAAGGGCTGGCCTTAAAAACATATATGACTTTGGAATTACTAAAAGTTCTAGCAAACGTATGCAGCACAGGTTGCTGCCTTTTATTTTCTCGGATGATGAGCGTTATATAATCTCTGTTGAAAATGCTAAAGTTCGTGCGTTTAGAATTGTAAGCGAAACGTCTGTAGTGCTGGTCTCAACGCTAACAGCGGATACCGCAAGTGCTGCGCTGCCTTTTGACGATGACTATCTGCATGAATATACATACGCTCAATCTGGCGATGTTATGTTTATCTGCCATCCTTTGTTTATGCCAAGGATGTTGACAAGAACTGGGCTAACTTCTTTTGAAATTACCCCATACAGCTTTGACAATAGGTCTGACGATAAGGAGACTTATCAACCTTACTCTACGTTTCACCCTACTGATATGACTCTTGATCCATCTGCGGTTTCTGGAACTGGCATTACTTTAACTACAAGTGCAGCTTACTGGGATATAACTGGTGATGCTGCTGGTGGCGTTTATCCTAACTCAACTCATGTTGGTGTTAAAGTTCGGTACGGCTATGAAGAAATTCTTATTACTTCTGTTGTTAGTGCAACTGTAGCTAATGGAAACGTAGTTAATACTCTTATTCAAAAGTTAACTGTCTTAAACCCATTTAGAACTATATCAGGTAGCACTACTGTTGAAGTTACTATGTTAGATCATGGCTTTGAGGGCAGTGAATCTATTACTTTTTCTGACGCTTCTGCTGTTGGAGGTATAGCAACTAGCAATTTAAATGGTGCAAGAACAGTAACGGGTATTATTGACGATAACACGTTTACTTTTACTGCTGGCGGTTCTGCAAATGCAGACGCAGACGGAGGTGGCTTTGTTAAAATATCAAGTCATGCACCATCAAGAAACTGGGACGAACAATCTTTTTCTGCAAAGCGGGGATACCCTGCGGCAGTAACCTTACATGAAAACAGATTAGTTTTTGCTGGCACAATCACTGAACCAGATACTCTTTGGTTTAGTAAGTCTTCTCAGTTTTTTAACTTTGATGTTGGCGATGGCGAAGACAATTCATCTATCAATCTTATTGCTGCAACGGGTGATGTTAATGAAATAAGATACCTTGTTTCTGACAGGGACTTACAGGTGTTTACTGCATCTGCTGAATTGTATGTGCCTACTTTTCTTAACCAAGCAATTACTCCAACTAACGCACAGATTAGAAAGCAAACTCCGTTTGGTTGTGAGTTTGTGCAACCCACCCCTTTAGATGGAGCAACTGTTTTTGTTCAAAAGGGCAGTAAGGTTGTGCGAGAGTATTTATATACTGACTCTGAGGATGCTTATACCTCAACTGCGGTATCAACTATTGCTTCGCATTTAATTATAGATTTTAAAGACATTGCGGTGTGCAACGGGGCTTTTGAAGAGGCTGAGTCTTATAGTGTTTATGTTTCTACAAATGGTGACTGTTCTGTTTTTGGGTCTAACAGGGCCGAGAAAAGAGCGGGTTGGTCTAGGTTCACTACTCAAGGGAGTTTTGAGTCTGTCGTTGCTATTGATGATCGTCTTTTTGCTTCTGTTTGGTTTGATGATACTAATCTACGTTTATGCGAGTTTAAAACTGATCTTAATTTAGACAACGCAAAATCATATTCGCTGTCAAACAATGCTGTTTCTGTAAGTTCTGACTTTGCAAACAGCACAGTGGTTCATGTGTTAGGCACTACATCTGCTGGTCTAACAGATTATCTTGGCACTCACACTGTATCTGGTGGCAATGTAAGTTTAACTCAATACAACACAACTTATGCAACCGCTGAGATTGGTTACTCGTTCCCAGTTACTTTAACAACAAACCCAATAGATGCTTCTGTTAAGAATGGTCCTGTAACTGGTGAACCAAGGGGCGTGGCAACGGTTGTAGTTGATTTGGTAAATACTAAATCTGCGTCAGTTAATGCTATTAATTTAATATCTGATTCTTCCGTAACAGGTAAAAAAGAATTTAGATTACTTGGCTATAGCCGCGATCCTCAAATAACTATATCTCAATCTGAACCTTTATCTTTTCAAGTAAACGGCCTAACTGCGGAGTTAATAGTCTAATGTGGAACGCAATCGCTGCTCTCGGTTTTGCTGCAATCTCTGCAAAAGCACAAAAACAATCTGGTGACTTCTCACTGCAAAGTGCAAGGTCACAAGCCTACGATATAGGCACGTCAATTAAAATTAATGAAGCTAAGGTTCTACAAGAGCAGGCTCGTAGAGCAGAAGAGTTACGCACAGCAGAAGCTAGTAACATGGCTTTGTTTAGTACCTTTAGTGATGCGTCTAGTAGTAAGTCTGTCCAAGCGTTTCTTAACAAGCAAAGAGAAATTGCTGGCTCTGATATTGGAACAATTAGTTTTATGGGTGAAGCAGAAAAGTATCGGCTTCAAACAGAAAAACGGGTTGTTA